GTAATCGGTTAAAGTAAAACTCATAGTAGAGTAAAGGGCACATGTCTGTACTCTATAGCCCCAAAAATGATAGTGCCAGCTTGCCTTGTACTTTGGCTCGCTGGCTTCTCTCCGGTGGCTCCATTTGAGTGTAGCGGTAATTCCTCAGTTGGCCCGGCATCAAGCATTCGGTACGCACCGTTTCCGTTTTCCTCGAGATATTTTCGCGTACCTACACACCTGCTGGTCTACCCTGCTTTTGCTTGCGCTACTCACAGGAGACTCATCTAGCATAGCCTACCGCGTGCTGTTCCGTCAAGGCCGTGACGGTTGCGATACGGTGCAAGTTTCGGTGGTATTTTGGTGTATACGCGAGCGAGCGCGTCTAGTTGACTGCTTGATTAATTCCATAGCCTCGTATACAATAGCACTAAGAACGTTCTTGTGTGGGAGCCGTCTATGCAGCAGGAAGATACTGATAGGACACAGGCCATTTATCTGAAACACTTATCACCGACTTGGGTGAAACAGTTGGATGAAGAGGTTGGCAAGCATAACATGTTCTGCGATGTCAAGGCGGTCTTTCGTGGGCTGCGTAGACCGATCACCACACTCAAATTACGACTCATCGAAAAGCAGCACTGAACGCCGTCACGTAACGTAATAATTCGATTTCCGGGCGTATCATGACCGATCTCGGTTGTGGTATGCCTTTTTTATTGGAGTCGCCATGCCACAGACCTTAGAGCAGCGCATCAAGACAAGAGTCGAGGAAGGCCATCTCGTCTTCAACGATGACCCCGACGAGGTGCGCCTGCGTTGTGCCTACTGCAAGGAGAGCCTCTTGATCGACTACTTCCAACTGGGCATTCCTGCTATGAACCGCGAACTGGCGTCCTTTGTAGCGCGTCATAAGCAGTGCAAACTCGCGCTTGGCATGGTGCGGCTCCTTCGCTGCGTCCTGCATAGCGATGAAGAGAAGTGTGAGGTGTGTCGTCATGATTAACACCTTCTGGCTGTGGCTGCGCTTTCATCGGCCCCTGCTACACAAGACACGCACCCGGCACGTCACCGCTACCGTCAGGCTCTCGGACGGCATCAAGCGAGCACGAAAGCGCGAGTATTTCAAGCCGAAGGGGAACGCATGAGTGAGATTGACTGGCTAGCCATTCGAGCAGACTATGAAAGCGGGTCTTCACTGCGCTCACTTGCAGCAAAGCATGGCGTTTCCAAGTCCACTATAGGCGAACGCAAGTTCAAAGAGCAATGGGCAGAACATCGGACGGACATCGGACGGACATCGGACATGCTACCCCTACCCCGTCCGACACCTCTCCATCTCCCTCTTCCCGATGACGCTGCAACCATTGCCCGCATCGGCTTGCAGCAACTGGCCCAACACTTGCAGACTGACGCTATCTTGCCGATCTCCTCGCACAAGTCACTTTCCGATGCCCTGGCTCAGTACGTCAAAGTCCTCGTCACCGCGCCGCGTGAGACGGAAGCGCAAGACGTGATGAGTATCCCGCTCAATAAGCTCTCGCCTCGCACAAGGCTTGCCATTCAACGGCTCTTAGATGAGGATGAACGAGCGCAAGAACAGGAGGCGGTAGGCTAATGGCTCTCTCACTCCTGCACGCGCCGCTCACCGATGACGAAAAGAAGCAGGCATTGCGTTATGCGCTGACCTTCAAGCTCTTCGCCAAAGCCGCCTGGCCCGTGATCGAACCAGGCACGCCGCTCTTGTGGAACTGGCACCTTGACGTGATCTGTGACCACTTGCAGGCCGTGTTCGAGCGGCGTATCAAACGCCTGGCTATCACGCTTGCCCCAGGTCACGCCAAATCCTCGTTTGTCTCAGTCCTCTTCCCGATGTGGTGTTGGATTAATGACCCGTATAGCCGCTGGTTATGCGCTTCTCACTCGCTTGACTTAGCTGTCAGAGACAACAAGTACAGGCGCGACCTGATTGAGTCAGACTGGTTTCAAGAGCGCTACGGGCATCTCTTCAAGCTTTCCACAGGTCAGAATATCAAATCATTCTTTCAGAATACCAGGCGTGGCTATTGCATGGCCGTAGCGGTACGCTCATCGGCTACCGGCAAACGCGCTTCCCACTTGCTGATCGACGATCCGAACAACGCGATGGCCGGACGTGCTGATATCGAAGCCACGAAGGAGTGGTTCGGGAAAACGTGGATGTCGAGATTGAACGATCAGGAGAACGGGCCGATGATTGTAGTTGGGCAACGGCTAGACGAGGATGACCTGATCGGTCACATTCTCAAGCAGGGATGGGAACATGTAAACCTGCCGGAAGAATACGAACCTGCACGTGCTTCTCAAACCTCACTCGGCTCCTATGATGTACGCACAGAAGAAGGGCAACTCTTGTGGCCTGCAAAGTTCCCACGTGAAGTGCTCGACAAGCTCAAGCGTGCTTTAGGGCCGCTTCACTATTCAGCACAATACCAGCAAGCGCCTATTCCCTATGGAGGTTTTATCTACAAAGAGAAAGATAGACGCTGGTTCACGATCGATCAACAAACGCAATCGTACTTGCTCGAAACACCTCGAGGCCGTGTGACCGTCCCGATTGCCGATTGTTGGAACCTGGCGGTGATTGACCTGGCCGTCTCAACGAAAAGCACCGCTGACTTCTTTCTCATGGAAACGTGGGCCATCACGCCCTATAAAGATGCGCTCTTGCTTCACGCATTGCATGAGCATCTGGACTTTCCTGAGCAGCAGCAGCAGATACCGCTCATCTTTCAGCGGTTCATGCATGGCATCATAGCCGTCGAGAAAGTGGGCTATCAACTCGCTATGATCCAGTACCTCATCACGCTAGGACTCCCGATCAAGCCATTCCAACCGAAGACCGACAAGATTATGCGCTCCACAACGGGTTCAATCCTCTACAGTAATGGCAAGGTCTATCACAACAAAAACATGGAAGGCATCGAGGAAGCCGAGAAAGAACTGTTTAGTTTCCCCAAAGCGCCGCACGACGAATACCCGGACTGTCACGCGATGATGGCGCTCGTCATTAGCACCTATGGTAGACCTGGGTTACTTGACCTGGCGAGCGATGACGAAGAGGCGCTTGACACGACCCTTAGCATTGAACAACTGAAAGTAGCCGAGGCCATCACCGAAGAACAACGCCAGGCAGCCGAGGAAGAGGCCAAAGTGCAAGAGCAAGAGTTATTCAAGCGTGGGCCGCAAGTCAATCCATTCGAGTGGAGTGAGACCCATGAGGGAGGATGGAATGAGTAAGGGCTTAGAGCGTCCACTTGAGGCTATGTCTCGTCTGCCTGTGGAGTTCACAGATGAACAGAAAGAGCAGATTAGACAGCACATGCGCGATAACCGATGGTTCTACCTAAAGCGTGACCTGCGCATGGCTTGTTATGAGTTCTGGACAGGTGGCAAAGTGCGCTATTGGGTCTACAAGTGTGCTATACGTCTTATTCGCTTTGTGGAGGCGCAATGATTGACTTTGCCATGCCTGACAACATCATACCGATGCCTCAAAAGAGCAACGAGTGGTACACTCCTGCTCGCTATGTAGAAGCGGCGCGAGAGGTCATGGGCAGTATTGATCTTGACCCTGCATCATGCAAAGAGGCGAATATGGTTGTGAGGGCGAGTAAGTTCTATACAGAGCGAGAGAACGGTTTAGCTCATGATTGGTATGGTAACGTTTGGTTAAATCCGCCTTACGGTAGAACCGATCATTATGGTAGCAACATCGGTGCTTTTGCAATCAAGCTCATTGAAGAATATAAGCAGAGTAAGGTAAATCAAGCAATCTTGCTGTCCACTGCAAAGGTTAGTACCTCCTGGTTTAGCTTGTTTTGGGAATATCCAATCTGCTTTGTAGATCACATTGTAGGCTTCTACATCCCAAGTAAAGGCAAAGAGTTAAAAGCGCACTCACACATTCACGATACGATCTTCGTCTACCTCGGAGCCAATGAGCAACGCTTCATCGACATCTTCTCGCAGTTTGGCACCGTCGCGCGTCGAGTGAGCACGCCCAAAGAGCGACCTGTCAATCTCTCACTATGGGAGGTGCCAGCATGAAAAGACGCGCTCTTATTGCCCTGGTACTGCTTCTGCTCCTGATACTGCTGTTTGTCGGTATTCTCTACGCTTCAATACCATCTCGCTCGAACCCAACACCAACCGTCACGCCAACACGAGCACTACCAACCGTCACACCAACTCATCCGGCAACACCAATCGTGACACCGGAGATTGGAAATGGGTGATATGTATGAGTAGGGTAGATGAACATATCAAGGTTATTCAAGCACTGATTGAGGCACGCAAATTGCAATTTATACGCTATGGAAATACCGAAGCGGTTAAAGCATGTGAAACGATTTTGCATGATGTGGAAGTGTGGCTCTCAGTAGATCAAGCTCTACGAGGTGATGATCAAATTGCAGGA